GACACTAACATTGATTTAAATCTTACTCCAAAAGGAGTGGGTAGAGCAACTTTCAATGGTCAAGGTAAAATTGAAAGTGTTGCAGAAAAAGTTACATCTTCAGCAACCGCAGCTACGGGAACAATTAACTATGATGTTCTTACACAAGCAGTTTTAAATTTTACATCAAACGCTTCAGGAAACTACACTCTAAATATCAGAGGTGATGGATCAAATTCTTTAAACTCAATCATGGACACAGGTGAATCAATCACTATTGCTCATTTAGTTCCACAAGGTGGAACAGCTTATTACAATTCAGCTGTACAAATTGATGGATCAGGTGTTACACCAGAATGGCAAGGTGGATCTGCACCAACAGAAGGTAATGCAAGTTCAATAGATGTTTATACATATACAATTATTAAAACTGGAGATGCTACATTTACAACGTTAGCTTCTCAAACACAGTTCGCATAATAGGAGGAATATAGAAAGATGCCTTTATTAGGAACAACAGGAGCCGGATCAGCAAAAGGTTTTGGCCAAGGTATAGGTGGTGTACAACTTGTCGAAATTAAATTTTTAGTTTTAGCTGGTGGTGGCGGAGGTGGAGCCGGTGTCGGATCAAATCTTCTTGCCTCTGGTGGCGGCGGAGCTGGTGGTTATAGAAATTCTTATGCATCAGAAACATCTGGTGGTAATTCTTCAACCGAATCTGCAGTTGAAATACCAACAGGAGATACACCAATTACAGTTGGTGCTGGTGGAGCTATCGGTGTTAAAGGTGAAGACAGTAGTATTGGAGCGTATGTTGTATCAGTTAAAGGTGGAAACGGTGGTTATGGTCAAGATAGAAATGGTGGTTCAGGTGGAGGCGCTGCTTCAAGAGGATCAGGTCAACAAACTGGAGGATCAGGTACAGCAAATCAAGGCACAGACGGCGGAGACACTCCGCAAGGTCCATCTGCTGACTGTGGTGCTGGTGGCGGTGGTGCTAGTTCAGCTGGTCAAGATGGACTCAATGGTTCGGGTTCTAATGGTGGAAACGGTTTAGCAAGTTCAATTACAGGATCTTCGGTCACAAGAGGTGGCGGAGGTGGTGGCGGAAATAATCCCGCAGGTGCAGGTGGTTCAGGTGGTGGCGGAAATGGAGCAGTAGAACCTGCAAATGCAACTGCTGGCGCAGTAAATAAAGGTGCTGGCGGTGGTGGAAGACAAGGAACAGGTCCCCCAGGAGCAAACCAAAGCGGTGCTGCAGGAGGATCGGGTATAGTTGTTGTTAGAGTAACTGACGCGCCTGCATCAATTGCAGTTTCACCGGGTACAAATACATTAAATACATCTGGCTCTGATTCCATAGCCACTTTTACTGTGGATGGAGTATTAACACTATAAGAAATAAATTATGGCACATTTTGCACGATTAGAATCAAAAATAGATCCAACAGGTTTTACATCTGAGACACATTTAGTTGTAGTCAGAGTGCATGTTGTGGGAAACGACAATCCTGCAAACGGCGGCACTATTGGTGAAAATGATATGCATGTTGATGGTGAAACGTTTTGTGAAAAATTCTATAAAGGTGGAATATGGAAACAAACCTCTTATAATAATAATTTTAGAAAACAATACGCTGCAGCAGGAATGGTTTATGATCCTGTAAAAGATAAATTTTTACATGCACAACCTTATGCCTCTTGGTCATTAGACGATAATGATAATTGGCAGGCACCGGTAACTTATCCAACTATTATTAAATATACAATTGGAGAAGGAGAACATTTTTACAATGTTACATGGAATGAAGAAGGTTTAAAATGGACTGCTGAAAATCATAATGGACAAGCTCTTGATTGGGATTCAGCTGCACTAGAATGGGTAGTAGCTTAATAAATTAAGTCTTTACTTTTTTAATAAATTATCTATTATCTTTTTATAAAGAAATAATATGAATTTAAAAAATTATTATTGGTATTTTCAATCAGCAATTCCACAACATATTTGTGATGACATTGTAAAATATGGTTATCAAATTAAAGACAAGATGGCAGTGACTGGTATTAAAACTCAAAAAAAAAAATTAAATAAAAAAGAATTAAAAAATTTAAAGAAAAAAAGAAATTCAAATATTGTTTGGATGAGTGATAGATGGATTTATAAAGAAATTCAACCATATATTAATTTAGCAAATAAATTAGCTGGATGGAATTTTGAATGGGATTTTTCTGAATCTTGTCAATTTACAAAATATAAAAAAGGACAATATTATGATTGGCATTGGGACAACCATAATGAACCTTTTAATTTTCCAGATAATCCAAAAGATCCAAGGAACGGTAAAATTAGAAAACTATCTGTTACTGTCACATTGTCAGATCCTAAAGATTATAAAGGTGGTGAGTTAGAGTTTGATTTTAGAAGTGGAGATCCAGATAAAAAACCTGTTATTAGAAAATGTACAGAAATATTACCCAGAGGTTCTTTAGTTGTATTTCCTAGTTTTGTATGGCATAGAGTATGTCCAATTACAAAAGGGGAAAGAAATAGTTTAGTTATTTGGAATTTAGGAAAACCTTATAAATAATATGTTGAAAGAATATAAATTACCTAAAGAAAGTTTTATTGGTGGCTGGTTTATTCCTAAAAAAATATGTGATAATTTAGTATCCTATTATAATGAATTTAATTTACACACTATACCAGGGACTGTAAAAGGTGGACTGGTAAATAAATTTTTTAAAGATTCTATGGATTTATGCATTAAAAAAAATAATTTTGATAAAGAAATTATTGAATACAGTAAATATCTTCAAAAAGTTTTAAATTTATATATAAAAAAATATCCTGAAGTAAATACGTATGAAAAATTTAATGTTTCAGGATGTAATATTCAAAAATATCCAAAAAAAGGTGGGTTTAAAACATTTCATTGTGAAAGGTCTTCGAAAGTCTTTTCACAAAGAGTTTTAGTTTTTATGACATATTTAAATGATTTAGAAAAAGGAGGCACTAAATTTAAATATCAAAAAATTACTACTCCCTCTAAAAAAGGTCTTACTTTAATTTGGCCTACAGATTTCACTCATGTTCATAGAAGTGAAATTGTAAATAAAGAAAAAATAATAATAACAGGATGGTTTTCTCTAATATGAGTTTTAAAAAAAATAAATATTCAGTATTAAAAAAAGCAATTAGTAAAGAATTAGCAGATTTTGTTTTTGCTTATTTTTTAAAAAAAAGAAAAGTAGCTAAATTTTTATTTGAGCAAAAATATATATCTCCATTTCATATTGAACACGGTATATGGAATGATCAGCAAGTTCCTAATACTTACTCGCATTATGGTGATATTGTAATGGAAACTTTATTAGAAGAAGTAAAACCTACCATGGAAAAACATACTGGATTAAAATTAAACGAAACTTATTCGTATGCAAGAATATATAAAAAAGGAGATGTGTTACGAAGACATAAAGACAGGTACTCATGTGAAATATCTACTACTTTAAATATAGGAGGAGATCCATGGCCAATATATTTAGATCCAATAAATAATAAACGACATACTGAGTATTCAAACTATACAGAAGGAACTAATCCAGGTGTAAAAATAGATTTAGAACCTGGTGACATGCTTATATATTCTGGATGTGAACTAGAACATTGGAGAGAAAAATTTAAAGGTAAAGACTGTGGGCAAGTTTTTTTACACTATAATAGAGCTAATTCTAAATTAGGAAAATTAAATAAATTTGATCGAAGACCTTTTGTTGGTCTACCAGCATTTTTTAGACCTTAAAAATAAAAGTTTAAATTATCTAAGAAATAGTCTATAATCTAGACTTGTGCGGAGAGTTCCACCACACCACTCTCCGTACTTTGTTAGATTGGAATATTATACTACCAAAATAATAAAAACCCTATATATTAAGGACTATGGCCTTAAAAAAAATAGATTTTGCACCTGGTTTTAATAAACAAAGCGTACCTTCAGCTCTTCCTGGACAATGGGTAGATGGAGATTTTGTACGTTTTAGATATACAGCACCTGAAAAAATAGGTGGATGGGAACAATTAACTGTTTCTAATGAGACACTACCTGGAGCAGCAAGAGCTCAGTTAGCTTTTACTAGTTTAAAAGGAGAAAAATATACCGCTATTGGAACTTCACAAGGTTTATTTTTATACTATGGAGAAAGTTTTTATGACATTACTCCATTGGATACAGCGATTACTGGAGCAACTTTTAATACAAATAATGCCTCTACATCTGTTACAGTAAATAAAACATCTCACAATTTAGCTGCAGGAAGATATATTACTTTTACTAGTGTAAATACTCCTCCAGGATCA